AGTGGTGGTGGCAGTAGTGGTGGCGGTGAAGGGGGTAGTGGAACTACCCACACAGGAACTGTGAGAAAAGATACACCAGAGAGAAAGAAATCTTGGGGGAATAAGTATTAATGTTAGAATTTGCAATCATCCTTTTTTGGACTGGCCTTTTGATAGGGCCGATTGCATTAATCGCTAACTATTATGATAACCGTAAACAACAGGAGTTCAAATGTCAAAAAAAGAAAAACAAAACGAACCGACTCTTGTCCTTGATGATAAAGAGTACAACATCAATGACCTTGGGGATGACCAAAAGTTAATGGTCGCACATATCAATGACCTTAACCGTAAGGTCGATAGCGCCAGGTTCAATCTTCAGCAGATGGAGATTGGGCGGCAGGGGTTTGTAAATAGCTTAAAGGCATCTCTGGAAGAACCAGAAGCTGAAGCTTAAAAGCGTTTAAGGAGAAGCATGGCAGATTTCAATGTGCAAGAGTGGGGTATCGTTGGAGTGTTGATCACGCTATTCGCTGGTCAAATCATGTTTCTCCAAAAAACGCTCATGCGAAAGCTGGTGGAAGTATTTAATATTTCCATCAAATTAATAGATCGCTGGAATCGCAGTGATGAGGTTCGAGATAGAAGGCATGAAAAGCTAGTGGAAGAGCTAAATGATCTTGGGGATATAGTTATGGAGATCAAGGGATCAGTATCACGTATTAATGGAAAGAATTAAATGAACAAAGCAGCAATAGATGATTACAGGGTTGAAATGTTAGAGCGCATGGCAAGGTTGGAAGAGAAGCATCAGGCCCACTTCGAGGTGACAAAAGAGATCCGAGTAGATGTGAAGTCACAAAATGGCAGGGTGCGTTCTTTAGAGAACAAACAGCAGTGGTTCGCTGGATTACTTGCTGCGGTAACATTCGTATTCAGTAGTCTAATTGCATGGATTAAGGGAGCTAATTAAATGGAAGAATTTGTAAAGATTTTAGTAGAAAGATGGGAATATGTCATAATCGCTATTCTTGCGATTGATAAAGCAGTCGCCCTATCTCCTAGTACCTGGGATGATCTTTTATGGACATCGGTAAAAAAAGCAATATATAAAGTAGCAGGAAAATAAGATGCTAAAAAGAATGATAGGAAGATTAGTCAAAAAACACGGCATGAAGGGTCTGCTGATTATGATCGGTGACTGGGCGGTAAAGCAGTCCAAAAAAGAGTCCGATGATGAGGTATGGGAAATGGTCGTAAAGCCATTCATTGAAGATAACTTTTAATGCCGAGATTTGGTAGCCGTTCACGAAGAAGATTGAGGGGCGTGGATGCCAGGCTTGTTAGTGTTTTAAATGAAGTAGTAAAACACTATGATATTACGGTCTTGGAAGGAAAGCGGTCTGAAGAGCGCCAGCATGAGCTGGTGAGAAAGGGCGCATCCAAAACGATGAAAAGCAAACATCTTGAGGGAAAGGCTGTAGATATAGCCCCTTATCCTGTACCAAACTGGGAAGATACCTATCAATTTATCTATATGGCTGGCAGAGTAATGCAAGAAGCAGACCGCCTGGGAGTAGATTTAAGATATGGGGGAGACTGGGATAGAGACGAGACGGTAGTATCGGATCAGAAGTTTCAAGATTTGGTGCATTTTGAGATATATGAAAAGTAACCGAAAAGGGAGTAAGTGATGACACTATCTGAACAGATGCAATCCATGATGGATGAAATGAGGGCGATTAAGCTGTTAACTAAAAGCATTACCAAGGATATGGAAAATGATATATCAGTCGATTGCGCGAAGAAGATTGCAAACCTAATGATTATGATAGAAGGACTTCAGATCCCTGATATAGTCTGCCAATTTGAAGAGGTGGGCATGATGGAATATCTTAATGACACCCAAAGTGGACAAGCATAATGGCAACATATTTAGAATCATTTTGTAATACAACTACCGACCTGATGGGGGTAGAACCAAACATAGACAACTATGACCGTAAGAAATTAGTGCAAAACTTCGCTTCTTACGGAACCAACACATGGGCTGCTTATAACAGTGGCTATGTGTCTCAGAGTTATGTAGACGGCAAAGAGATGAATATGCAATCATCGGTAAACGATGTGGACAGTGCTGATGATGCTTATTACGATTCAGCAGCAGATGCTTTATATGTCTACAGCTCAGTAGACCCTGATAATCTAGTGTATGAAGCAGCAGAGGATTGGGCTACAGTCAAACAAAGAGTCGTGAATGAACAAGCGGATCGTATTCGCTCTTATATCAATCGACCAATATTTAAACGCAGTAAAGCAGAAGATCAGGGTGCATCCAGCCGTGAGTATGATTTTGTATTAATTAACAGTAATGCAGGGCTTGCCTGTGCAGATTTAATGCGATCTGTAGACCCAGAGAGAGCCCAGGACATCGAAGAGCGCTATATCTCGCCTGATGGCGATGGTATGTTAGACTTGCTTAAAAAAGGCGAGTATGCGCTTTGGCACGAATCCACCTACGAGAAAAATGAGGGTCGGGTCAGACCAGTGAGTGTTAACGGTTCTACTACTGGTGGGATACTTGATACTAAAATTACATCCCTTCCATCTGTAGATTATGATGATGTGCGTGTCAAGATAACCGCTGGGGGGACCTTTACTTCTGGCACAGCTAATACTTCTGTTAAGTATTCAGTTTATGTAAAGAATGACACTGGGTTAGCCATTAATGAGGTAATCCAAAGTGAAGAGCTGAATGGTGATTACCAGGGAATGGCCTATGGTATGTATATCCGATTCGGTGAAGGTGTCTATACAACCAACGATGAATGGAGTATAATTGTCATGGGTATGCCTGAAGAACATGGCTCGGTAAAATCTGAGCAAGTAAGCAGGAGGTAGCATCTGGCTACACAATACACTTCCGTTCTCCGTGCTAATGTCATAGAACCGTTAGAGTCCTTGATCAAAGGTGAGTTCGATAAACTTCCAGTACACTACGATAAAGATTTTAAAAACAGGGGCAATTTCTTCCTTAGATTTATCCCTGTCCAGGATGAACTAGACCAACCGACTACTGAAGATCAGATCAGGATCTATGGTATTCTTTTAAGATTATACCGAAGAACACCGGGTGTATTCAGCAGGCGTAACAATCTTGAACAATTAATGAATTATGCAGACCGTGTTAAGCGTTTGATTGGAAACAATTCAAATTATAGCCCATCATCTACCTATAAGTGGAATGATGCGGTAATCACCTTTGTTAATTATGAACCAGAATTAGAAGATGATGAGATGAACTATCAAGTCGCAGACATCATGTTCAACTGCAATGTGCTAATATGATCACTTACGATAAGACATATAACGAGAATGTGTTGGATAACTTGAGGCTGATTATGGCACAAGAGTTTCGAAATGTTCCTATTCGTTATGATAAGATATATCGTGGTAATGCTTTCTTCCAATTAAGCCCCCAGAGGGACGAGATTGTAGAATTACGCTCTAATGGGGCTATTCGTGAATACTCGATACTTCTAACCTATAATGAAAAAGAACGTGGTAGGTACACCAAAAAACGCAGTTTAGATACTCGGATTGATGTTATTGAGCGACTGAAAGAGGTTTTAAGGGTTAATGTAGCCAGTATTGATGAATTCTCTAATTATGTCACCTCTGCTGGTAAATACTTTTTAACAAGTGACGGAGATCAGGTGCGCTTGGTCAAAAGGCCAATCCTGATAACCAGTATAGATAAATTCTTTATAACCTCGAATGGGTTATCGTTTACAGTATATCCAGGGGCGCAAAGCTACGAATGGCATAATGCGAGATTAGATTCTGTAAACTATGATTTAGAAAGTGAACACCCCTCTTACTTAACTGCAACTGTAGAGTTTAAATGTTTAGTGGAAGAGGCATATGCGTAAACGATTAAGGTATTAATGATGGCAAAATATAGATCAAATAAATTTATGAGTCAATTCGACAGTTACAAAGGTTTAAAGAAAGAAGACTGGGCAGCTTTTAACCGAGGAGAGGAAGTCGAACTTGATGAAGTGCCAAACGCAGCAAAAGATTTTTTAGAAAAAGTATATTCCAGTAAGAAGGAGTCCAAGTAATGCCATTAGACGGCGCAGCATATTCACCGAAAGAGTTTCAGTTAGCGTTAGTAGCTGAATCAACCATAGGCACAGCAAATGTAAGCTCAATGCAACTTGTTAATATTGACAGTATTGAGATGCCTAATTTTAATTTAACCCAAGTCCTAGATGTTCGCAGTGGGTCAAGTGGACGAGTATTCGATGTGGACGATGCGCTCATTGACGAGAAAGGCGTTACAAAGGAAATCACTTTTTCTGGTGTGTTTGATACAACTATTGCGCCATTGTTAGTGCAAAATTGCATTGGACTTGCAGAGGCAAGTAATGTAGTAACTATCCCTGCCGCCTATACACCGCCAGAACTTGAGACTGGAGATGCCTCTTCAATTACGATTGCAGATACAGTCACCATAGCTGTGATCTCACCAGCCACTTCTGGTGGGAATCGCTCTATTATATTCCCAGGCTGTACGATTACTTCTTTATCTATTTCTGGAGATATGGCGAATGAATCAGGTAGACTAAAATTTACAGCGACAGCACGCACAGGATACATTAGTAGCTTTACTCAAGCTGCACCATCAACCCCCACCGCATACGGCACAAGTTTCTATTCTTTGGCAACTTTAGCAGGAACAGCAAAGAAAACGATTGCTGGTGCTGAAGATTGTGTCATCCAAAGCTTTTCCCTGAATTTAGAGAATCCCTCTGAATATGTTGGACAAAACGATGCCAATGGTAATCCAGAAGCGATTGTCAGAGCTGTGCCAGAATTGAGTGCAACCTTAGATGCTACTGTAAAATATGATAATCAGACAGCAGAATTGCCAACCACAATGAAAGCTGGAACTACAGTGATCTCAAACCTTGCTAATCACGCAACGATAGCAAGTGCAAGTAGCTTTGCCTTTATAGGCAGTTATGGTAAGATCACTAATGTAGCATATAACGAAGCCAATGCGATGATGTATGATGTATCGGTCAAGTTTGGTGCATCTGGAGCAAATGCGATGTTGGCTGTTAGAACATAAAGAATTATGATAAAAACCCCACATGGCGAATTTGACATTCGCCCAATCACCTTTGGTGAACGTAGAGAATTACACCGTTTGGAAATGAAAGTGTTTTGGGATGAAGAAATAGAGCGCGATGCCTACTTTGACCTTTTAAACTGGTGTATGAAAAAAGCCTTCCAAAACCCCGAAGAAACCCTAAAAGACCTGGATGATGCACAGATAGACGAAGTGCTTAATGAGGTCTATTTAGAGTATAAAGGTTTGTCAAAAAAAAAGAAACCAAAGTCAGGATAGCTACCTGGTGTAACTTCTTCGGATGGGGAAATAGTCTTTTCCCTGTTAAATTCAAATCTTACGAAGCCCAAAGCCCGACCTTATCAAAGGTGATCACATTCACCGAAGATGAGATTTGGGCTGAATGTCAGCGCATCATAGCTGAAGATAAACACAATAAATTCTCATTGGGCCAGAACTTATACTATAACCTCAATTTCTTCTGTAACCCTAAGTTCTTTATTGACAATGAGATAGAGGGATATGTAGAAGATTATTTTGTATCAACCAAATTCAATTTACCTCTATCACAAACCCTTCACGAAGCTGATGCCAAAACCATTGACATCTTTCGCCTTATTAGTGAAGAGATTAGTGCTTGTGAGAAACGATCAAGGGAAATGAATAATGGCAAATAAATTTGTAATTGAAGTCAGAGCTAAAGGGTTTACGAACCTTGAAGGTCAGTTAAATAAAGCCAATGGTGCGATGGACAGATTTGGCAAAAAAAGTCAGAGAGCTGGGAAGCACGCTTCTGGCATGAGAAAAACCATTGCTTTAGTTCGTAATAGTGTTCTATTGTATACATTTGCCCTTACAGCAGCAGTTAGAGCTATTGGAACGCTTGTAAGTTCATCGGCAAAATTTGAAGCAGTTAAAACACGATTGGTTGGATTAACTGGTAGCGTTGAAAAAGCTAACAAAGCATTTGATGTTTTTAATCAAGTCGCAGCTACTACACCTTTTAGTTTAGATGATGTGGTTAATGCTGGAGCGCAGTTAAAAGCGTTTGGTGCAGATGCAGAAGCCTTAATTAAACCGATTACTGACCT